TCGAAGCGTCGGAAACCCTTCACAGTTGATTATACTGGATTTGGATGGGTGTTGATTAAGCATGGAGTATTTGAACATTCTGAAATGAAGTATCCATGGTTTGCTCCTAAGATGCAGGTATTCGAATCTGGAGAGGTTCAGGATATGTGTGGAGAGGATGTATCATTCTGTTTGGATGCAAAGGAAGCAGGATTTGAGATCTGGTGTGATCCTCGAATTCGAGTAGGTCATGAAAAAACCCGTGTTCTGTAATCGAATATAAAATAAAAGAATGGAAAGATACAACATTCTTTATAATGAGAAAGTACTTCACTCCAACTTGACAGAGAGTGAGTACTTTGATAAAATGATGGACCTGTCGAATCAGTACTATGAGACAGGTGAACCAAGTCCTGAAAATCTTAAAACTGAAATTTTTATTGGAGAATTAAATCATGGCAATTAAAAAAGCATCAAACGGAAAGCAAGTCATTGAATCTCGCCCTAAGAATACTCGTCAGGGTGATGGTGCAAATACGAAATATGCTGCAACATCTCGAAATAATGCTCGAAAGAAGTATCGAGGGCAGGGTAAAGGATGAATGAGAATCTGGAGAATTGGATACAACAGATTCAACAATCACATCCAGATCTCAAAGGATTCTCAATTTGTCCTTTTGCGAAGACAAATACATATAAAATCGTAGAATGTTCAATTCACGACATTAAACCTCTTGATGAAGAGTTTGGTGTCGTGATTTTTATCATTGAAAATGATGTAAATTTGAATTTTGCCAGACAAAAAATTGAAGAATTGAATCAGAAGTATCCAAAATATAAATTCTTTGATGATTTTAGAGATGAGACTAGTTTTATAGGTGGAATTCAGACGAATAATGGTCTTTATAATCTAATTTTGTATCAAAATGCGAAATTTTTGACAAAAATGCGTGAAATTCTGTCAAAAACGACGTATTATGATGCCTGGGATGATGAATATTTACGAAAAATACTCGAAGATGACTATGAAATGGTTAAAATAAATATGACTTTAAGGAAAACGTCGAAATGAATCAGAATTCAATGGGAAAGCACATCTTACTTGAGGTGTATGATGTGAAATTTGACTTAATTAATGATTCGACGGCACTTCAGGATGTGATGATTTCTGGAATTCAGCGTGCAAAGATGACAATTTTAAATATATTTTCTCATTGTTTTCTACCTCAGGGATGTACGATTGTCATTGCACTATCAGAAAGTCATGTTTCATGTCATACATGGCCTGAAAATGGTTGTATTTCGGCAGATTTTTACACTTGTGGTGAAGGAAATCCTAAATTAATTGCATTGGAACTTTTGAAGTACTTAAATTCCGATAATTATAAGATTCGAGAATTAGATCGTTAAATAATTCATAAGGAGATAGAAACCTCCTTTATAAAAGTTCTGTTTTAGTTCATTAAAACAGGAAGAAACGTATGTCTAATTTACCAGTTGACCGAAATTCATCATATATGAAAGAAATGTGGGGGACAACTCGATTGATTACGGATTATATTCCGGTTCAATCAAATCGAGTGATTCAAGAGGTTATACATGATTCTGCACCGAGACATGATTTATCTAAACAATTGGAACTTCATGAAAAGATTCGAAATGATGAAGATTATGATGATTGGGAATATGGAACTGAACCATCTTATGGAACTTCATGGAAGTGATGATAAATAAGTAAGAAATTATTTGTGAGAGAATGTCCGTCACTCGAATATCGAGATCATTTAAAGATATTAGTTTATCTTTTGAACCACATCCAGTGACGAAGGATCTTCCAGTCATTACAGATGCAAGAGCAATTATTCGATCAATTCGTAATTTAGTTGAAACCATTGTTACTGAGAGATTTTTTAATTCAACATTAGGATCAAATGTTCGAAAAAGTCTTTTTGACTTTGTTGATTATGCAACTGCATCTGTAATTCGACAACAAGTTGTTGAAGTGATTTCAAATTATGAACCAAGAGTAGATAATTTAATCGTTCAGGTAAATCCAAAACCCGATACAAATGAATTTGAGATTATTTTAACTTTTAGAATTATCGGTCAAGATATTCCAGTTCAACAGTACTCCTTTATATTAGAGGCAACTAGATAAAATGCCTTTCACTAAGTTTACAAATTTAGATTTTGATCAAATCAGAGTCTCCATCAAAGATTATCTAAGAGCAAACTCAAATTTCACGGATTTTGACTTTGAGGGATCAAACTTTTCGATTTTAATTGATACCTTAGCGTATAATACCTATATTACTGCATTCAACTCTAACATGATTGCGAATGAGTCCTTTTTGGATTCTGCAACATTAAGAGAAAATGTGATTGCACTAGCAAGAAGTATTGGATATGTTCCAAAATCCAGAACTGCGGCGAGTGCAATCGTATCTTTTACTGCGACTCCAAAATCTTCTACATCCATACTGACTCTACAATCTGGATTAGTTTGTACTGGATCAGCAAGTGAATCATCCTTTGTGTTTTCAATTCCTGATAATGTGACTGCATCCGTTAAAAATGGAGTTGCAACCTTTGAGAATCTTACGATAAAACAAGGTACTTTTCTCAAAAAGCAGTTTACGGTTGATATCTCATTAAATCAAAAATTTATACTGAATAATTCATATATTGATACATCTACAATTCGAGTTTATGTCAAAGGTCCAAGTGATTCTGGACTTGGAAAACCTTATAAACTAGTCGATAATATTTTTGAAATTTCATCTAAATCAGAGATTTATTTGATTCAAGAAATTAAAGATGAAAAATATGAACTACTATTTGGTGATGGAATCTTCGGTAAAAAATTAGAAAATAATTCGATCATTACTGTTACCTACATTGTCACAGATGGCAAAGAAGGTAATGGTGCTAGTGTATTTGATTTTTCTGGATCCTTTAAAAACGAATCCGATTCAATTGAAGTTTGTGAATCAATTATCATCTCAACAATTCAAAGTTCTCAAAATGGATCAGACATTGAAGATATTAATTCTATTAAGAACTTTGCACCTAGACTTTATTCTTCACAGTATCGTGCAGTAAATTCAAATGACTATGAGACGATTATTAAATCTAAAATTTATCCTGAAACCGAATCTGTTTCTGTAGTAGGTGGAGAAGAATTAGATCCACCTCAATATGGAAAAGTTTTAATTAGCATTAAACCTAAAAATGGTACTTACGTCTCAGATTTTAATAAAAGAGAAATTCAAAATAAATTACAAAAGTATTCTGTATCTGGAATTAAACCTGAAATTATAGATCTTAAGATACTTCATGTAGAAATTGATTCTTCAATTTATTACAATTTTTCTCAAGTTGAAAGTGTTGAAAATTTAAAAACTCAAGTTATAAAATCATTAACGTCTTACTCTCAATCCACAAATCTGAATTCATTTGGTGGGAGATTTAAATATAGTAAAGTACTTCAGGTTATTGACGGAACTGACACTGCGATCACATCTAATATTACCAAGGTGATAATTCGCAGAGATCTAAAAGCACAGATCAATACTCAAACACAATATGAAATTTGTTATGGAAATAAGTTTCATGTAAACAGTGAAGGTAAAAACATCAAATCGACTGGATTTAATATTTTTGGTGTATCAGATACTGTGTATTTTACCGATATTCCAAATAAAAATTCTGACGGAACTATTGCTGAGACTGGAACAATTGCAATTGTAAAAAATACTCAATCCACAGTAGATTCAACCAAAACTCCAATTGTAATTCAATCTGCAGGTACTGTAAATTATACAAATGGTGAAATTCTATTAAATCCATTAATTATTACATCAACTGTTCTGAGTGATAATATCATTGAAATTCAAGCATTTCCAGAATCCAATGATATTATTGGATTAAAAGATCTATATCTTTCATTTGATGTTTCAAAAAGCAAAATAAATATGATTAAAGATGTTATTGCATCTGGAGATGATATATCTGGAGTTGTATTCCAAACCAAAGATTATTATAGTTCAAGTTATTCGAACGGAGCACTAACGAGGTCATAATATGCTAAAGCAGGAGTTTGAATCAAGATTAAAAGTTCAGCAAGTTATTGATAGTCAACTTCCAGAATTTATTTTGGAAGAAAATCCAAAATTTACAGAGTTTCTAAAACAATATTACATCTCTCAAGAATATCAGGGAGGTGTGACAGATCTTGCTGAGAATTTAGATCAGTATTTAAAGTTAGATAATTTAACTCCTGAGGTCGTTGTTGGATCTACAGATCTCTCTGTAGGAATTTCTTCAACTGATACTGTAATTCAGGTAAGTTCAACAAAAGGATTTCCAAAAACCTATGGATTATTGAAGATTGATGATGAAATTATTACTTATACTGGAATTACAACAAATACATTTACTGGTTGTATAAGAGGATTTTCTGGAATCACTAATTATCACGAAGAATTAAATTATGAAGAACTAGTATTTAAAACTTCTGAAAGTGCTTCACATAATCAATCATCTACTGTTCAAAATTTAAGTTCTTTATTTCTAACTGAGTTTTATAAAAAGATTAAATTTGCTCTGACTCCAGGACTTGAAAAACTTAAATTAGATTCAAATTTAAATATTGGTAATTTTATTAAGGAAGCAAGAACTCTATACGAAACCAAAGGTACTGAGGAATCATTTAGAATTCTATTTAATGTTCTTTTTGGTGAAACTCCAAAGATTATCAATTTAGAAGATTATACAATTAAACCTTCTGCATCTGAGTACTCTAGACGATTAGTTGCCGTAGCAGATGTAATATCTGGAGATCCGCTTCAATTAACTGGTCAAACACTCTACAAGAATGACGATTCTAAGACCACAGCATCTATTTCAGAAATTGAGGTAATTCAAAGAAAAAATAAAACTTATTATAAACTTTTACTGTTCTTAGGATATGATGATTCATTTCCAACTATCACAGGAACATTTAATATTACTGGAAGTACTCAGAATATTACATCAGTAAGTGTTGGAAGTTCAGTTATTACAGTCGATTCAACCATAGGATTTCCTAAATCTGGTACAGTTTATAGTGGTGATAATATCATTAACTATACAGATAAAACAGTTAATCAATTTTTAAACTGTACTGGAGTTACTTCAGTCATTGAATCTGCATCACTAATTCATTCAGATGAGACCTATTATGGATATGAGAATGGTGATCAGACCAAAAAGGTAATTCTAAGACTCACTGGAGTTCTATCCAAATATGAAGAAATTTCATCAAATGCTCCAATTAGCGTTGGGGATAATCTTAATGTAAGAAATATTGGTGAAATTATCGAAAATCCAATTAATGATGCATCGTATAAAGAAATTTTTGCTAACAGTTGGGTATATAATACAAGTTCAAGATATCAAATCTCAGACATTTTATTCAGTGGTGATACATCAGAATTTACATTAAAAAGTGAAGTTGATAAATCTTCATTGAAAGTCGGAGATTATGTAGATTTACTATATCGAGATAGTCAGACGATTATATCATCAAATTTGATGATTAAGACTATTGTAGATAAACAAGTTACAATCGACACTCCAATTAATCTGACTGCAGGAGCACTATATGATATTCGAAGAAAACTTAATTTTGCATCCTCAGTTTCAGTACCCCTTGAGTATAATAATTTAACCACTGATATTCAAAATTTATATAATTCAAAGGATACAGATTTTTACATTGCATCAAATTCACTTCCATCCTATCAAATAAATAAAACAATTTTTTCATATGATGCAAGTGGAGTTTCAGGTCAATTAAATACTGGTTTGTACTCCATTATAGAATTTACAGAAAAAGTTTCATTTATTACTGGAAGTGAGATCTATTATACATCTACTGGAGATACAATTTCAGGATTATCTGAAGGAATTTATTATGTAGAGGTTCTTACTGGAAATAAGAAGATTAAATTATATCCTTCAAGAGAAGTTGTTGGAACTTCAAATTATTTGAGTTTTGGTTCACTTACAAATGATACTCATAATTTTACATTGAGTTCACAGAAAGAGAAAATAATTTCTTCACAGAAACTATTAAGAAAATTCCCATTAAGTGTGAATTTAAATGATGGTATATCAGAATTAACACCAACTGGTTCAATAGGTGAACTTGTAAATGGTGTAGAAATTTTAAATTATAAATCTGAAGATAAAATCTATTATGGACCATTGACATCGGTAGACGTTTTAAACGGTGGTATAGATTTTGATGTCATAAATCCCCCAGAATTAACTGTATCATCTGGAACTGCAAAAATTCAACCTGTAGTCTCCGGTACACTAAAAAACGTATATGTAAATCCTCAAGATTTTGATATTGATGTAATTGTATCAATTTCATTCTCTGGTGGAAATGGAACCGGAGTATCATTTGAACCTGTAATTGAAAAAAGAAGAAGAGAAATTGAATTTGATGCTAGACAATTAACAGTTGGTGGTGGAGTAGATACTTCACTAGAAACCATTACATTCTTATCCAATCATGGATTGACTGATGGTGAAGAGATTACATATCGACCAGGAAACAATACACCTCTTGGAATTGGTACATTTACAGGATTAAATACAAATACTGGACTTTCATTGAAGAATGAGAATTCATATTATGTCAAATATATCAGTGATAAAACAATTCAACTTTATCAATCTCTATCTGATTATAGATCTGGAATTAATACTGTTGGATTCACTACGATTGGAACAGCAGGTATTCACAAGTTTGCAACTCAAATTAAAAACACTTTAACTCAAATTAAAGTTATAAATGGCGGTGAAAATTTTACCAATAGAAAACTTAGAGTAAAATCATCTGGAATTTCTACTGTAACCAATACAATTAATTTTACAAATCATGGATTTAATGAAGGAGAACTTGTAATTTATTCAAATACTGATACTTCAATTGTAGGTTTAAGTACAACAAATCAATATTACGTATCTAAAATTGATGAAAATAATTTTAGATTGTCTAATGCTGGTGTGGCAGGAACAATTAGAAGTGATTATGAGAGAAGAAAGTATGTGAGTCTGGGTTCAACTGGATCTGGATATCACATTTTCAATTATCCACCCATTACACTTAATGTCCAATATTCTGCTGTCGGTTTAGGTAGTACTCAATATAGAGGAATCATCGAGGCAACTCCAATTGTTCGAGGTAAAATCGTAAGTACTTATGTTTATGAAGGTGGTTCAGATTATGGATCAAAAATTCTGAACTATCATAAAAAACCTTCAATTTCAATTAAAACAGGTAAAAGTGCTCAATTGTCTCCAATTTTATCAAACGGTAGAATTGAAAGTGTCTCTGTGTTATACGGTGGGGTTGAATATTACTCAACTCCAGATCTCGTGATTTCTGGTGTAGGAACTGGAGCGGTATTATTACCTGTTATTACAAATAATAAAATTTCTAGTGTAGTTGTAATAAACTCTGGATATGGTTATGATTCAAATACAACAATTCAAGTTATTCCATCTGGTCAAAAAGCAGTCTTTGATGTTCAAGTTCGTTCTTTAGACGTAAATCAAAATGTAATTTATAATGATGTAAATGATTCAACTACAACTGAAAGTAATGAAATAATTCTTACATCAAATAATAACTTACAGTATTATGTGAGTGGTTATTCAAAGTATATTCAATCTAAATTTAATGATACTGGAGAATTCCATTCCCCTATTATTGGTTGGGCATATGATGGACATCCAATTTATGGTTCATACGGATATTCAAGTGCGGATAATACAAGTGAGATTAAGCAATTAAAATCTGGATATACTCTAAGTACTGATTACATTGAGAATCGTCCATCAGGATTCTCTTCCGGTTTCTTTATTGATGATTATAAATTTACAAATTCTGGAGATCTTGATCAATACAATGGAAGATTCTGTATTACACCTGAATTCCCAAATGGAGTTTATGCCTACTTTGCAACATCAACACAGAATCCATTAAAAACTGATGATTCAATTGGTGTTTTTCCTTACTTTATAGGTAATCGTTATAGATCAAAATTCATATCTGAAAATAAGAGTCTCAATCAAGACTTTGATTTTAATAACTCAAATTTAGTTAGAAATACATTTCCTTATAAAGTCAATGATGAATATGCAGATAATGACTTTATTATAGAATCAAATGAAGTTGTAAATCAATCAACTGTGATTGAATCGGTGACTTCAGGTTCAGTTGAAAATTTTGAGATTTTAAATTCAGGTGATAACTATAAAGTTGGAGACTCTCTTGTATTTGATGAATCTGAAACAGAAGGTGGTGGACTAATCGCTCAAGTTTCAGAAATTAAAGGAAAAGCAATCACCAATTTAAATACCACAATTGAAACTTATAATGATGCAATTTTTACATGGAAAAATGGAAATCAAATTGAGATAATTATTCAACCTAATCATAACTTAGAAACTCTTGATTATGTAAATGTATCTGGACTTTCTTCTATTGCATCAAATCTAAATGGACTATATGAAATTGGTGTAACCTCATATCGTTCAATTTTGACTAAGAATGTACCCTCATCTGGACTAGTAACTGACATTTACGTTTCATCAATTCCAGTAATATCAATTGGAAGCAGTATAGGCATTGGAACTGAAACTTTATCTGTATTGAATATTTTTTCTGAGCAAAATGTACTGAGAGTTCTAAGAGGAATTTCTGGGGCATCTCATACTGCTACATCTGCGGTTAATTTTATTCCAAACTCAGTCACTATTCATAATACTATAGACTATTTTGAATCTACCAATAACGATCTAGTTTACTTTAATCCAAGAAATTCAGTTGGAGTTGGAACTACATCTGGAATTGGAGTTGCAGTTACTTATAATATTGGAATTCAAACTAATAATATTATTTCTATTCCAACTCAATCTATTTTTATTCCAAATCATCCATTTAAAACAAATCAGGCAGTAACATTTACAAAAATTTCTACTGCATCTTCAATTTCTGTAGCAAATACATCATCCAGTAGTCCATTCAACTTACCATTAAGTGGAGATAGTGAAACCGTTTATATCATTAAAAAATCTCCAAATCATATTGGAATTGTAACTCAAATTGGATTAACTACATCTACAAATGGATTGTACTTTATAAGTAATGGGTCAGATGACTATCAATACTCTCTTCAATCTAATTTTACTCAAGTTAAAGGTAAAGTTGAAAAGATTTCTACCAATATCTCAGTATCCACATCACATAATCTTAAAAATGAAGATTTGATAAGACTTGAAGTAAAACCAAATCAATCTGTCGGAATAGGTACATCTACAAGTATAAAAATTCAAAGGGATACTCTCACTGGATTTATTCTAGTTAATCAAATTGGATTTAACTCAACTGGAATTAATACTTCAACGAGTCAAATTACATTACTGAATCATAAACTCAAAACTGGGGATAAAATTAAATATTCTGCTGATCTGATTGCTTCAGGTTTATCCACTGGTTATTATTATGTCTATAAGGTTAATGATAACAATATTCAACTTTGTGATACCTATCAGGACTCTATACGAGATAATTCACCCAATGTTGTTAGCATTGCAAGTACTGGAGGATCTTTACAAAAAATATCACTAGTAAATCCTCAATTGAATGTTATAAGAAACAATAATTTAGTATTTGACTTATCAGATTCAAGTTTAAGTGGATATGATTTTAAAATCTTTTATGATGATACTTATAGTGATGAATTCACTTCTTCTGGATTAACAAATACATTCTCAGTAAGTGGAATTGGTACAGTTGGAGTTTCTACAAATGCATCCCTAACAATTAATTATGATGATTCAATTCCTTCTAAACTATATTATGCCTTAGAAAAATCTGGAGTAATTAGTGAAGTTGATAAGGATGTATCAAATTCATCTCAAATTAATTATGTAAACAGTTCCTATAATGGTTCATATAAAATTTCTGGTGTTGGTGACACTACATTTAAGATTTCTTTGCGTGACCTACCTGAAGTAAATACTTACATTCAATCAGAATGTGATTCTCTAGAATATTTTACAAATTCAACTTCAGGATATGGTGGCGTCTCCAAAATTAGAACCATTACACCAGGGCAAGACTTTAAAAAGTTACCAATTTTCAAAGAAATAACATCAGAGAATGGTACTGGTGCTTATATTCTACCACAATCAAATACTATTGGAAAAATAAATGAGGTTAGAATTATTAATGAAGGATTTGAGTATGCATCTGATAAAACACTAAAACCTCAAGCAACTATTGCAAAATTTGCAGTACTTGATGATTCTTATACTATAAATTCAATTCAAATTGATGATGGTGGTAAAAATTATATTTCTCCACCAAATCTAATTATTATTAATAGTGAAACTGGTGAAAAAATTGATTCAGGTTTAATTTTAGCAAGCGTATCTCAGACTAAAGTTGATTCAGTTAAGATTGAGGTGGAACCAAAGGGACTGCCAAGTACTCCAGTTACTATAAAATCCATCAATAACACAAATGGAATTCAAGTTCAGAATATACAATCTTCATCATCAGGAATTGTAACATGTTTTATCGTTACACCTACATTTGGTTTTTCAGTTGAACCTTTTGCCAATAATGATAGGATTTTCGTTGAAGGCATTCGGAAGGACAGTGAAGATGGAGATGGATTTAATTCAGAAGATTATGATTATAACTTTTTCACTGTATCAAACTATAACTCTTCTGTAAATCCAAGAAAATTTGAGTATAATTTGTCTGGATTTACAACTAATCCTGGAATTGCAAAAACTTCCTTATTGTCATATGGTAAAATTGTAAATTACAATAGTTATCCAAAATTCACTGTTACTCATAAATTCTCTACCTTTATAGTTGGTGAATCAGTTGAAGTTAAAATCTTAAACGATTATGTTGAACAGGATTTAAAAGTTGTAGAATCTAGAGAAAATTATGTTAAAGTATCTGGTCGATATAACTTACAAAAATCTCAACTTATTAGAGGTAAACAATCTGGAACTATAGCAACAATTAATGATATTGAAACATCATTCGGATTTTTTACTATTAGTTACGGTTCTGAGCAAAGAATCGGTTGGTTAGATAATACTGGAAAATTGGATGAAGATACTCAAGTTATTCAAGATAATGATTACTATCAAAATCTATCCTATTCAATTAAGAGTAGGCAAACGTGGAATGATATTGTAAGTCCAGTAAACAGTATTGTTCATCCAGCGGGACTTAAAAACTTTGCTGATACTGAAATTCTTGAAAGCACTTCAATTGGAATTAATTCAACTGATAGTTCTATTTCCAGATATGATTGGATTGAAGAAAATCGAGTAGATACTATCAATAATTTCGATTTAGTTCTAGATTATGGTAGTCTAGAGTATAATACAAAATTATTGAAATTTAAAAATCGAAAATTTTCAAGTTATATTCAATGTAAAACAAATAGAGTTCTTGAAATTGATGACATTAGTTCAGAGTTTTCATCATCAGATTTAGAAATCACTCCATCAACAAAAATAGTAGATATCATAAAAACTAGAAAATTTAATCGTTATTTGATTCAAATTTCAAGTAAAGATTATTCTGAGACTCAATTTAATGAAATCATCATAATTAATGATGATGATAGTATTGCAACATTAGAAAAAGGAACAATTAACACTGGAGTTTCAACTGATATTGGATATGAAGCAAATCTCATAGGTGATGTTTATGGATATATGCTGGAGGATGGAACTTGCAATCTAACATTTGAACCAAAGGAAGGATACAGTACAAGTTATAACATTAAGTACTTGAATACTACATTTAATAACTCCACACCTGGAATTGGAACTACTTCAGTTGGATTTGTGGATCTTATTGGAAATACATTATCCGTATCAACAGGTCAAACTAAGACATTGGTATCTGCACCTACATCAAAACTTAAGTCAATACATTCTCAAGTATTTGTAACTGATAGTATTAGTGGAGACATGAATTATGTTGAACTTTTTGTGGATCATAATAATGTAGATACAAATATTGCCGAATTTTATTTCGATATTGATAGCGGATCAAGTTTTGGATTTATCGGATCTTTTGGTGCATCTATATCCAGTGGAATCTTAAGTTTGAATTATGTTAATAATACTGCAAATACAGTAACAGTTCAATCTAGAAATGTTGGATTTGGAACAACTGCAATAGGAATTGGAACTTATAGATTCAAATTAGTAGGTCAACTTGATGATTATGAAAATAGTGTTAAATATGAATCAAAGTACTCAAACGTATCTTCTGCATCTACAATTACATCTTATGATACCTCAAAGTTCAACTCAGTTAAGTCTACAATAAGAGTTGGATTAGGTTCAACAAGTGCATTACATCAAGTTATGATGATTTCAGATTCATCTAACACGTATATAACTCAATATCCATTCTTATCAGTTGGAAGTGCTTCTGGTATTGGTACATTTGGTAGTGAACTAGTTGGATCAGTCGCTTCATTAAAGTTTTATCCAGATCCAACTAGTTCAGGGCAAATTGAGATTCTAAGTTTCAATGAAGTTTTCTTTAAAGAAAATGATTATGTAAACACTCCACCTGAACTCACTTATCATAATGCGTTGGAATCAGTTGGAGTATCAAAGTATTATGCAGTCAATGATTCAGATTTAAATAGATTGAATTTTGAATTGAATCATCAAGGTACTCCTATCTTCATGAAGACATTTAATCCTTCAGATGAAAGTGTCTTAAATAAAGATACTGGAACTTTCACAATTCAAAATCATTTCTTTAGTACTGGTGAAGAACTTATCTATCGTCCGAATTCAACCTTTATTGGAGTCTCAGCGAGTTCAGTTGGAATTGGTTCGACTTTAAATTATGTTGGAGTAGTTACAGATATTTTACCACAAACTGTTTATGCAATAAAACTATCCAATAATACATTTAAAATAGCAACTAGAAAGGAATATGCAACATCTGGAATTGGTGTAACATTTACCTCATCCGGTTCAGGTAATGCACATGAATTAGAGATGGTAAAGAAAAATGAAAAATCTATTATCTCTATTGATAATGTCATTCAATCCCCAATAGCATATTCACTACTTAGTTACTCTGTAAATAACGGTGGTCAAATTGGAACTGCATCTACAACTTTTGCATTAAGTGGAATTTCTTCCATTATTCTTGGGGATATTTTAAAGATTGATAATGAGTTCATGAAAGTCACTAATGTTGGATTAGGTACAACATATTCAGGTCCAATTTCTTTTGCTGGTACATTCCCTCTAGTCAGTGTTATTCGTGGATTTGTTGGATCTAGTGCGACAACACATTCAGATTCATCAAACGTATCTCTCTATAGAGGTTCATATAATATATCTAAGAGTCAATTATTCTTCACAGAAGCACCAAAAGGTACTTTAAGTGATCAATTGTTAGAAGATTTGGATAATTTGTCTGAAGGTGTATCAAAGTTTAATGGTAGAGTATTCTTAAAGAATGATTACTCATCTAATGTGATTTATGATAATATTTCTGAAAGATTTACTGGAATTGGTCAAACTTACACCTTAACAGTTGGTGGTGCAAATACAGTTGGATTAGGTACAAGTGGAGGAAACGGAATTGTAATCATTAATGGTGCTTATCAAACTCCTTCTACCGAAAATAATCCAAACAATAACTTTAAAATCATAGAAAATACTATTGCTGGAATTAGTAGCATTGTATTTTCAGGTATTACATCAACAAATAATTCAATTATTATTTCTCAATCAGATGTAAATATGAATCAACTCCCAAGAGGAGGAATGATTGTCTCACTTGGGTCTACTCCTGGTCTTGGTTATGCGCCATTAGTTGGAGCATCTGTAACTGCTGTAATTGGTGCAGGTGGTTCAATTACATCAATTGGAATTGGTTCAACTGGAACATGGGGATCTGGATATAGAAGTCCAGTTTCCATTGCAATTACAGAGACTGGTCATAGTGGAACTGCGGCAACGATTACTGCAATTGTGGGTGCAGGTGGAACACTATCATTTAATATTGTCGGTGGAGGTACAGGTTATGTAAATCCAACAATTAATATTTCACCTCCAAGTTATAATAATTTACCAGTTATTGGAGTCTCTAGACTTGGAATTGGTAGTACTACTGACTGTGGAACCGGATTATTGGTAAATGTTGAGGTTGGAGCAAGTTCCACTACAGGAATTGGTTCCACTCTATTTGAGGTGTCCAACTTCAAGATCACGAGAAATGGATATGGATTTAAGAAAGGTGATGTTATTAAAGCAGTTGGATTAGTAACTGCATATGGATTAACTCAACCAATCTCTGAATTTAATTTAACCATTCTTGAAACTTTCACAGATTCATTCTCAGCATGGCAATTTGGAGAATTAGATTATATCGATTCAATTCAAAGTCTTCAGGATGGAGTAAGAAAGAGATTCCCATTAGCATATAATTCTAGTCTATTAAGTTTTGAAAGAGATTCATCTAATTCTGAAATTGATTTTAACTACCTTTTAATTATTTTTGTAAATGGAGTTTTACAAAAACCAGGTGAATCTTATCAATTTGAAGGTGGAACATCATTTGAATTTATTGAAGCACCAAAGTCTACAGATAATATTTCAATTTACTTTTATAGGGGAAGTTCAAGTGATAGTGAAATTAAAGAAGTAGTTGAAACTATAAAGTCTGGAGATACTCTTCAAATTTTTAGTAATAATGGCAATTTAAATTCTACTGTTACTCAGAATCCAAGAGTTGTTTCTGGAATTGTGACTTCTGATACTATTGAAACCAATCTGTATACCTTGCAAGGAATCGATGAAGTAAATCAAAAACCAATTAGTTGGACTAAACAAAAGGTTGATAAAGTTATTGATGGTTATATTGTATCTAAAGCAAGAAAATCAATTGAATCTCAAATTTATCCAACAGCAAAAGTTATTGGGAGTCTATCATCCACTGATACTGAGATTTTTGTAGATAATGCAGAATTCTTTAATTATGAAAATGAAACTCCAGGTAACATAGACTTTGATGCTTTGATTGTATCTGAAAGTTCCAATTCAGTTGAAAAAATAAAAAATGTTTCTTCAGTGGATGGATTCTCTGGTAATATTATTGGAATTGCGAGTACGTCTGGAATTGGGGTAGATTTAGCAATTAAATTTACCTTAGATGCTCCATCATATACAGGAATTCAAGTTGGAAATCCAATTTATGTTTATAATACAAAAGTTGGAAACGGAGTAATTTCAGGTAGTTTTAATCAAGTTGGAATTCTCACTGGTTCTTTATCAGGTAGTGCTGATAGTTTTGGTAACTCTGTAGCAATGAGTTCTGATGGTTCTAGTATCGTTGTTGGTGCTAGAGCAGATGAACTTGGGACTCCATCAGACACTGGACTCGCTTATGTCTTTGATCGAGTGGGTAATTCATTTAATCAAGTTGGAATTCTCACTGGTTCTTTATCTGGTCCTAATGATCTATTTGGGTCCTCTGTAGCAATGAGTTCTGATGGTTCTAGTATTGTTGTTTGTGCTAGAGCAGATGAACTTGGGGCTCCATCAAATACTGGACTCGCTTATGTCTTTGATCGAGTGGGTAATTCATTTAATCAAGTTGGAATTCTCACTGGTTCTTTATCTGGTCCTAA